TGCTGACGCCTGATCAAGAAAGGTTTATGAACTTGGGTGGAGCAATCATTGTTATCGTTCTTCTTGCACTAATCTATACAGGAGTGTCTATGAATGGGTGAAGTAGTTCAGTTGTTTGACAAGACAAGGGTGATGGCTAAGTGTCTGTTGTGTGGTGATACGGACGCTTGCCTAGTTGACACGCATTCGTGGAGGGAATACACTGGTAACAGATCGAGGTTAGTTCAGGAGGTATTCCCTGATGAGGATACGTGGACGAGGGAGATACTTATAGGTAATCGTACTGGTGCCTATATGTGTGTTGAATGTTGCATAGAGGAGAAGTGAAATGAGTGATTTACTAACAAGTAGGGAAGACCTAGAAGAGTTGCGCGATAAGCTAAGTAAGATGCGTAGCTTTATCGAGTACGACATTTACAATCATCCAAAGGGCGAGTTGTTTGAGGAGCTAGATGTACTGCTTAGTGACACAGTTCTTCATCTTGACAAGATGCATAAGCAGTTGGTGCATGTCTATGCCTATGATGTGACTGTTACTGTCAGCCGTCGTGTGTATGTGAAGGCATCAGATGAGTGTGATGCGGAGCAAGCTGCAATGGACTACGCTATCAGTGAGTTGGATTGTCCTATCGACTGGTCTGAAGATGACGTGAATGTGTTCCGTGATGAAGATGAAGAGACCACTACGGTCTATGATGTGGAGGTGTAACGTGTACTATATTCATACCCCTAAAGATACTGACGGTGATTGGGTTGTCGAGAGAGTAGTCAAGAGACTTTCTGATTACAAACCAAAGTACGACGATGTTATGTACTACGTTCGTAAAAGTCAGAAAGCAACTGAGTGTAAGGTTTATCGTAACGAAGACGGCAAGCTAAAGATTGTTCCGTATCTCGTACTGCAATTAAATTTAGATGAATGGGAGGACGACTGATGGCTATTGATACATACTACATAGTGCAGAAGTTTGATCTTAATGTGTGGGAATGGGTAGAGAGATCGCCTGATGGTAGTGACCACTTCTCCACGCTTGACAATGCAAAGTACTTCTGCGATAGTTACATCAAGGACGGCGAAGAGTGCCGTGTAGTCAAAGAGGAGGTGGTGTATGAACCCGATGCCTAGTCTTAGTAAGATGTCAGGCAAGCTGGAAGGTATACAAGCAATCAATACCAATACGTTAACAAACGAGTTCTGTATCAGGGAGTCTAAGAAGAAAGACCCCAAGCGTATATGTGGTAAGTGTTACAGTGTTGGTATGCTTTCTAGTTATAGGAAGAACTGTGCGCCTGCATTCCAGAGGAATAGTGACATACTCGCGAGTGATGCTGAGTTCATTCTGCCTCGTACCTCCGGTGCATTTGTGCGGTTTCATGGGCATGGAGAGCTGATAAATGAGCAACACTTCCGCAACTTTTGTGCGATAGCTGAAGACAACAAGCACTCTACGTTTGCGTTGTGGACTAAGCGTGTGGATTATGTACGTCCTAATCTACATCTAGTGCCTAGTAATATGATTCTGGTTTATAGTAATCCTATTGTTGACAGGATAATGACAAAGCCACCGCGTGGGTTCGACCGTGTATTTAACAACGTATCGGAGGAGTTCGACGGAGAAGCTAACTGTACTGGACAGAAGTGTATGGATTGTTTATTATGTTATAAGCGTGACACCACTAAGGTGATCATTGAACACGAGAAGTAGGAGGGCTTATGGAACGTGAACAGTGGGAAGTATGGCACGACGACTACCAAGATTATTGGGACGGTGATCGTTGTATTTGGGACTACGCAGATGAGTATGTCGATGACATAGATGCGTACAAAGAGGAGAGGGATAGTGGCGAAGAGGGGTAATTATCTTGACTACTACATGACGCATCAGGAGATTGCTGATGAGCTAGGTCTCAGTCGTCAGATGGTACGTAACATTGAGAATCAAGCGCTGCAAAAACTCAAGCGTTCAGGTAAGCTACGTGCTTTCTTGGATCATATCAACGACGTAAAGGAGGAGTATCGTGACCAGAAATACAAGACGATATGTTAGGACGCATAAGCCGCGTACTAAATCAAGAGGTAATACTACCGACAAGAGTGGTGGCAAAAAGTCTCGACGTGTGGTATACTAATCTATATAGTCTATACAGTAAGTACTATGCATTAGTACTAAGTATTACTAATACATATTACTTTTAAATAGGAGATAACATGAAAGATGCAGAACGTATCCGTATGGTTGAAGAGTTGACTGAAGATCAAATGTACAACGTAAACTACATGGAGGCAATGAACATGTTGTTTAATCTTTTTGCGATGGAGTTTGATTCGTTGGACGATGACATGTTGGAGTCTCGTTACCTTTCTCGTTTCGGTACTAGTGTGGAGGTGCATTGATGGCCTTTGTAGAGTTACATCAGAAGTGTAATGATTGTGGTTCTAGTGATGCGTTGTCCTACAATGAAGATGGGTCAAGCTATTGTTTCGCATGTGCCACGTTTACCCCCTCCTCAGAGGGCATAGGAGGCTCTGTGAGCGACATTAACGACTATCGGGTACCAACCCCAAGGGTTCCTTTAATGGAGCAGAGAGGGGAATACAGGAGCTATCAGGACAGGGGTCTCGATGCACGTACAATGCAGAAGTATTCGACGACCGTGTACAAGGATGAGGTTCACTTCGGTTACTACACACCCGATGGTGAATTAACTGCAGTTAAGAAACGTACACCTGACAAGCAGTTCAAGATTGAAGGTGAGTGGAAACGTGCTGGTCTGTTCGGTCAACACCTGTTCCCTTCGGGTGGTCAGTACATAACCGTAGTGGAAGGGGAGATGGATGCACTCTCTGCTTACCAAATGTTCGGTGATAAGTACCCAGTAGTGTCTATTCGTAATGGTGCACAGGGTGCTGCTGCAGATTGTCGTAAGGCATACGAGTTCCTAGATCTGTTTGACAACATCATCTTCTGCTTCGACAACGATGAGCATGGTAAGAAGGCGGCGCATGAGTGTGCGGATCTGTTTGGTGGTAAGGCAAAGATCTACCAACACGGTGAGCATAAGGATGCGTCGGACTACCTGATGAATGCCGACAAGGATGACTTCATCAAGCGGTGGTGGCATGCGAAGGTGTACACCCCTGACGGTATGGTGATGATAGGGTCACTCCGCGAGGCGCTGAAGAAGCCATTGATTGAGGCAGAGGTACGCTACCCCTACAAGGGATTGGATGACATGACGTTTGGTATGAGACCAACTGAGCTTGTGACAATCTGTTCTGGGTCTGGACTAGGTAAGTCAACCTTCATGCGTGAGCTAGTGTTCTCTATCGCATCGCAGACCAATGAGAGGATAGGACTAGCGTTCCTTGAGGAGACACCAGACCGTACCGCACGTGGACTAGTGGGTCTACAGATCAACAAACCGATACACCTACCCGGATGTGATTACGCCCCAGATGAGGTAGAGTACGTATTCAATACGTTGGATCTGGATGATCGTGTTGTCTTATGGGATTCGTTTGGTTCTAATCAGATCGAGAACGTGTTGGCTAGGTTCCGCTATCAAGTCAAGGTGCTGGGTGTTAGGTACATCATCCTCGACCACATATCTATTCTAGTGTCAGATCAATCCAATGGTGATGAACGTAAAGCCATTGATGAGATCATGACCAAGCTTCGTATGTTCTGTCAGGAGATGGAGATATGTATGTTTGTTGTTAGTCACCTACGTAGACCAGAAGGAAAAGGACATGAGGATGGAGCAGTTACTAGTCTTGGTCAGCTTCGGGGCAGTGCTTCTATTGCTCAACTGTCTGATATTGTTCTTGGCTTAGAGCGTAATGCACAGGCAGAAGATCAGATGGTACGTAACACGACAGCGGTAAGGGTGCTGAAGAACAGGTTCAGTGGTATGACTGGACCAGCGTGTTCGTTGCTGTATAATAAAGAAACTGGCAGACTGACGGAGATGATGGAGTGAGGTGCGTTGCATGTAATAAGATACTTAACGACTATGAGTTAACACGTAAGTTCACTGACTCAAAAGAGTTTGT